TGCAGTTGATGCCTGCAACCCCATCCACCGCAGTAGGCAAAAATGGTGCTTTTGGTGGTATTTGCTTTTCTCCCATCCCAATTCCCCAGGTTAGCCCAATTTTCCACTTCTGACTTCTTGAAGTACCTTCCTGCTCTTGCTCTGCAAAACTGCCGGGAATCTTTAATCAATGTTCCGGCATAGAAGTAAAACTGTAAATTTAAATCAGCAGCTATAGTATTGTCATACTCCCTGCTGAAGGTCATAATTGCGTCTGAGGTCGTTTGTTTAATGTATCGGTTCAGGTATGCCTTTTCAGCATCCGTGCCTTCTATGAACTCTTTAAGGGTCTTCTGAAGTAAAGTACGGTTGGTAGTCCCTGATGCATTGGCCTTAAGCACCTCTTGGATACTATTAGCAAAGTTGTTCCTGATTCCTGACCCCAACAGCATATCCTTTGTGATTTCGACATTAGCTTTGAGGATTTCCTGATACAACACCTCTTTCGCATTGAACCCGTCAATGAGTTCACTAAAGTAAAGGTCAGATAGTTTCTTAAGGTCTTTGAATCCATCCAGAACCCGACCAACTTCTTTGACATATTCGGGATTGGTGACAATGACATTGGTCAATTGTGTTTTCAACCCGATGATGGCCCGGATGTTTGCGGCCCTTTTCTTCGGGTCAAGTGGCAGGTCGTTTGTTAGTTCAATAACTTGATCGGATAATCCTTTGAATATATCAGGCAGTCGGGAGTTCATGCCCTCTTCCAGTTCAGCCTGAAGAGTCTGAATCCTTTTGATTATATCAAGTTGTTTCTCGGTCATTCTTCAGGCATCAAAGTAACCAATCCGGCTTTGATCTCTTTTTGTTTAGCGATTGCCATTGCTTTGACATCGGCTCGTTGCTTTGGCCTTGGCTCATTGATCCAGTCCATATTGGCCTCTATCAACTCCGTGACAAATGAATTAAGATAGGCAGATGTGATGTAGTCAAGTTCTGTGCATCCCATTGAATCTTTGAGGATCAGTTTCTCCTCGGTGGTCATGAATTGCAATGGATCGAGGGCCGTCTTGATTTTCAAGACCTTTAACTGATAGCTATTTTCACCAAACACCTTCTCCGTGTACTGAGCAGTAAGGCCCATTGTAATAATCGGATCAAACTGGTTTTTGATGGCATCAGAAAGGTTGGTAGAAAGAACGGATGTAGTCAAGACATCATAGTCTGATGGGATTACAACCTTCGGCTTGTTGGCCTCTATCTGATCCAATGTCAAGAGCCTTGACTCTATTTCCGTCCGATAGCGTTGCAGGAAAATGGCAAAGGATATTTCTTCAATCAGATAGCCAAGGTGAACGGCAACCTGAAAGAAGAAGGTGTTTAATTCCTTCCGGTCGTATTGCTTCGCAACTCCAGATTGAGCCGCAGGTACATTGGCTAACAGTTCGATTCCGATCGCTTGAAAGCCTCGGTAAATGTCATCATCAATGTCTTTCTTTTGCGCTTCTAAGGCCGCAATGTCGAGTTGAATATATCCGGCAGGCGGACCAGTTGGATACTGGACATCTGGATTGGTTGCGTTCTTTTTCTGAAGGTTTATTTCGATGGAGGCAAAGGGCGAACCTTCTGAACCCAATCCGTTTCCGTTGCAGCTACCACAAGTGCGTTGTGTGTTGTCCTTTCCAGATAGCAAGCCTGATCCGTTACAGGTCTTGCAAGGTGAATTCTTGTACCGCCAAAAGATCGGATTCGAATGCAGGGCTTTATTAACCAACAAATCATCATTGGTAAACAAGGCATCATTCCATGCAGGAAGGCAAGGAGTAAGGATTGAATCATAAACTATTTGACCATCTTCAATTTCACAGATTACCGACCCAACCGAATAGATCGGATACTGAAGGAATTGATAAGGTGCAGTAAACGTATCAAATACATCCTCGCTTCCGTTGTACGGCCTTATCTGACGAACCAGAACCAGACCTTCCATTGAAACGGCAAGAAACTGATCATACTTCCGTTGAACCTTGTCACCGTCCTTGTTTTCGTACTGGTCAAGTTTGAAAATGATTCCACCGTCAGCCTTGTAGACGATGTGATCCTCTTCGAAGACTTGCGGATATGGTTTCTCCCAGTTGATGAACTGTTCGTTGCCCGGTGTTGGGTCTTCAATCCACGATTCCAGATCAGGACCGACAAAAACCACCGAATTTGGATTCTCCAGGTACTTAGAAAGTCCCAATGAGAAAGTCCATGTTTCGATTGAACCAAACTTTGGCAGATTCTCCAAACAGTATTTGGAAGGTAGCCCTTTCGGGTTGCTTTCACTTATCCCGATGTCGGCAAAGTCATTCTTGAAAATGATCTTGAAATCATCCGCTTGCTGAATCTTTTGCAGGGTAGTATAAACCCTTCCGGTTGCCGTTCTTGTTTTTGGTTGCCACCGTTCCTTTCGGTAGATTTTCATCCAATCCTGCTCACCCGGATGCTGCACACGCAGCAACTTCTTCGGGTAGTCTTCATCAAAATGAGGCTCCAGTTCATCCGCAATCTCACGGATGTCATGGATGTACTCTGATTGCCCCTCTCTAATTTTATCCTTAGAGAGAAGTTTGATAATGCCCAAAAGAAGTTGCTCGTTCACGTGGTTATGCAGTTACAGTTACTGATACATCAATACTTCCAAAGATACATCCGGCTTCGTTGGATGCAACTACGGTCAAGACATAATCCCCAACAACTTGCGGATCAATGTCAAGTGAACCAGTTGTTGCGTCAATCGTTGCACCTAGGTTCGCAATAACGGCAGCAGATGAACCGAGTGACCAAACAGTTGATGGAAGACTTTGTGAACCAAAATCGTAGTTCAGAGAGGCTGTATACGTTTCAGTCTGAATGAAACCGATTGGTGCAGCAATGGCATCAACTCCGCTTACCTCATAGAAAAGACCTTCAAGTAATTTATCCGTGTCAAAATCAGATGGAACAGGGTTTGAATCTGCTACCCATTTGATCATCGTTTCACCGTTGATAAACTGAGTCAGGTCATTCTGGATAACTGGATCACCGATGACGGTTACCTGCGTTCCAGAAGCATCCCAGTACAGTTCAGGAGTGAAGTAGTACAGATCATAGTTCTGTGAAGAACGAAGGATTTTGTTGTACGAATCCACGTTGGCGATCACTTGAGCATCAATAAAGTTCAATGTGTGAGTCTTCGCCCCTGGTCGATTGATTCGCAATCCAACACCGGGAAGTTCAGCCGTTTCTGGTTTTGGTTTATCTCCGGCAATGTTCAGGAACATGATTGCATTCCCGTCTAAAGCCTGATAGAAGATTGAATCCAGAAGAGTAGTAGCATCTGTCTTGTCGATGAGGCTAGCAACGGTCTTTTTCACCAAAGCTGCCCCAATGATCCGACCTTTATAATCCACGTCACAACGGTAGTTCTTATAGCAACTAACCGGAGGACAATTGAGAGTAATATTCATTTGAATGTTTGAATTTTAACACCCTATACAGGCGTTGTTATTAGGCTGAAAGCCTTGGATTAGTGCTGAAAACTTCATTTGAGCAAGTTTTCTATAAGAGGTTTTGTTTGAGAAATCCTGAACGGTGGCAACGTCCAAATCCCCACTAACAAATATGGATTGGTCCTCGAAAATCAGGATTGGGCATCTTGTGGCAGAAAATACCGCATTCCGTGTTTCTAAGTCCAGATAATCACTATGCAAATCTACGGTTAAATCAGAATAATTGGAAGGTCTTTGATACGTTCCATCTGAGTTCCGATAAATTGACTCTTCAATCTTTGGCTTCTGCCCTGCCCCGTTGATGGGTAGCCGTAACTGTTGCATCCAACCGGAGTAATACTCAAAGCCCTCAATAATGGCATCCTCAGACGATCCGAATTGCCACATTGAACTGAAGCAATCCTGATTGTTCAAGTAAAGTGTATTCGAGAAGGCAAAGATTGATTGGTAAGGGTAGTTGTCATCGTATAAACCGAACACATAGCAACCATCTGGGGCAAATGGGATTGTGACGGTTGCTTGGAATTGGGTAGGCAATTCTGAACAGAATTCCCCTTCAAAACAATTTGCCCAAGTTGTTAATGGCCCAAAGGTGAATACATAACCTAACGATGCTAAAGGAGTAAAGTCAAATGATGTATTTTCAATGTTCCAAACAAGTCTATATCCATCTGTTATTGGCTCATAGTATGCCGTTCCAATTGTTAAATTTGCAACAAAACCTTGTAGAAATTCAAGAACATTTACTGATAATGCAAAAGCTTGTGTATATCCAGGAATTTGATTTTCAAATAAAATCTCATCTTCAAATAAAGCAATACGAGTTACGGTACATGATGGTTCAAATTCCAAAGGCAAAATAAATATATAGGACAAAGTATAAGGCAATTCAGCCGACCCAATCTCACTCACAAAGTTCAGGTTCTCATCAAAGAGACCGATCTGGCAAGAAATTAATCCGGTCAGGTTGGCCTGTTCAGGAATGATGTTGAATTGATACGTATCACCCGTTTTGATTGGCATCTGAAACGTGTCTACATCTTCCGGTTCACATCCATTGTCGAACTGGATCAAATCCATGTCATTCCATAATTGAGGGAATGCCTGTCCGGTCAAAGGCTCATACGGCAACTCTGTGGCAATCACATAATCAACCAAAAACTGATCAAGTGCAGATGAACTATCAATCACAAACCTCTGAAAGTACCAGAAAGTCCCGTCAGTACGTGCTACTAAAGCAAATGACCTTTCACCTGTAAACAGAGTTGAAACCCTCTCAATCGCCCCTGACGAATCCGTGTCGGTGGTCACCGTGTAATCATCGGGCAAGTGCAAGAGATTGATTGCATTGATCAGATCGGTAGCCGTCAAAGTCTGGTCTGAAATGGTCAAAGAAATAATGCGTTCCATCAGAGATAGGATGTAATTCTGAGATGGAGTTAAGGCGGAAAAAGTCACGGATTTCACCGGAGCAAATGGATTTGATTGTGCCGGATACCGACCAACAACGCCCGTGTCCAGATCAACCTCCCAATCCTTTGCCCTAGCAATTGAACTGGTTGCAATGCCCGTTGTACGGTCAAATGAATAGGTGATTGGGAATATGGCAGATCCGTTTTGGTAGTATATTTCCAAAGCCCGTTTGACCAACAATTCAACATCTATAATCGGGTCATCGTAGGCTTGTGTAGCCGTAACAATAGTATAAGTGTCGAACACGGAATCAACCACAATACCATCGACCAAGTCCAATGTCATGATTACCTTCTGGGTTGAATCAACGGCATGGAGTTGGTCATTCTGGACATTGAATATCAATGTTTGAGTCCCTGAAATAGTTGGGTAAGGCTTTGGATAAACCAAACGCAATTCACCACCTTCTTCGGGCAGATTCAACGTGTCAATATTAACCTGAAAGTTCTTGATGGCCTCACCAATCGTTTGACCAACCAAATCGCCATTTGAATAAAGGTTTTGGAATTCCTTTGACTTAGTTGATTGTAGACTGTACCCTGGTTCAAAGCCACCGTTGACATTGGCAGGACTGAATCGGTAGAAAGGATGTGCGTTGCCCATTATGCGATTGGGAATTTAGTGTACGTTCCGTAAACTCTGATTGTTCGGTCACCTTCTGTTGCGTCTGCTCCAAACGCTGCAAGTGCTAGACCGCCTAAATTGTCGTTTTGGCTTAATCGTGTATACAATTGGAGATTATACGTTCCTGCTTGCCCAAAATTTTCCGTACTAATATGACCCGAACCACTTAAATTATAAGATGCCGTGTACGCTCTCAAATTACTACTGTTAGTACCTATAATTCCTGCGTAATCAGGGAAGTCATAATCAGTCGTGCCGTCATCAATCATTAGAATAGTAGCTGCAATTAATTGCAGATAACTAACTCCGTCATCCTCTACTAATAGAATTGGGTTAGTAGCCATCCCTTGAATTGCAGCCGTGTCTGTGATGGTTACATCAAACTCATATCGCATCGCAAAGGAATCATTGACATCCTCGTTGTATGCCCTTTCTTCATCCGGTGTGATGTCACCAGTTTCGTTGTTGACAAACAGGGCGGCATTGGCCGCATTTAGTTCTTCTCGTGTTTTCTGTGCCATTATGGTTTTTTGTTAAACAGTTGTCAAGGTTTCGATAATCATTTGAGCCGATGTCTGAAGAACTCCGTTAATCATTGTTTCTTCAGCAACCAAGGCAATGACCGAAACGTAGATATCATTTTCAATAATTGCCAGAACATTGATGTCTGAGGTGGCTTCCAAATTAGCAACGGTGTACTCAATCCCATTGAAGGTAAGGAGTTCATTTATGTAAATTAGTTCAATCATTTTATTGAGGAGTTATTTGGATTGCACGAATGAACGCTGAATATGCAGCATTGCTACAAGCCGTAGTAACAATAATATATTGATTAACCGTCCAATCAATTGAACTTGTAGTAATGATCCCATTTGTAGTGTTTACATCCGTAGGTAGCGATGCGCTGTTGAAAACATAAGAGGTTGTGGTTGTTGCATTTACAATCAACACACTCCTTTCCATCAATGCTCCCGTGTTGCTTGAAACAGCAGCAAATGAATAATTACCAAGAGCAAAGGCTCCAACAATACTTGCAGGGTTTGTACCTATGTATATTCTTGTCACAACTATATTAAACCCCTGATTGTCTTTTCTAATTCTGGCTAGAATTTTAAAAGCAGTACCTGCGGTAAATGTGTTAGCCGGAATTAGCAATGTCTTGTTGATTGTTTCGGCAGTTCCGGTTGCTTGCGTCTCGGTTGCATCCCGAATAAATTGGGCCAAAGTCGGGCCACCATTTGGTGCAAATGATAGAGTTCCTGCACCATCTGTTATAACCGCATATCCCGAAGTTCCTGAACTTCCAATTGAATTAGACAATGCCGTTCCAAAGCCAACATTCTTCCAACTCTTAGTTGATGCCTCATATTGTAAAACCTGATCATCGTTAACCGATGTGATTACGACATTATTCAATGAATCATTGTTCAACATTCGCCAATTACCACCGCCCTCTGAAATGAACTCATAGAGGCTTCCGGCAATAACCTGAAGATTGGTAGCGTTTGGAAGAAACAAGGCTGATGAATGGGTTAACAGAGGGGTAGAATTGAAGTACAACAATATCCTTGTCCCGTGTTGCTTTGTGGATATTGAGTTGATGGTTGTGCTTCCGGTTATGTGGTGAAAGTTACCGGTATTGCCAAGTGTTATTTCACTTCCCGATGCCAGATTTGAACCTTTGTGCCATCTTACCTGTGCGGTGTGGGTGTTGACTCCCGTAAATGCATTGTCATCGTCCACAAATGCAGCAGCCGTGACCTGTGCATCATCAACCTCACGAATCTTAATCGGGGTTACCAATCCTGAACTATTGTCAGGAATGTTAGCAGCTATTAGTGTTGTCTGTTGCGATCTAGTATTTGCCATTGTTTTCTATTCGTTTTATCCAAATCCGTCCGAGAAGCCATCTGAGAATGCCCGACCTTCCCCGATTTTATTTGCCAAAGTTAATTTTAAAGTTGAAATTCCAGAATTAGGGTCTTGCGGTTTGTTTGTCGCATCTTCAATGAATCCAAACAGTTCAAGACTCCCAGATGTGACCCTGACCAACCCGTTGCCATTGTAACTCATGTCAATGAATGAACAGAGGGTTTGTGGTGCATCGAATTCAACCGTAATCGGTTTCATCAGATATTCCGCCTCACCAGGAACTAAGATATCCGGCCCGATGTTGGTATTTTCGAATAGCACATCCGATGCACCATTGATGACCTCCATGCAATCTTCTGGTTCACTTGTTGAATCAATGCGACTGGAATAATCCGTGAAGTATTGCCCAACCTGAAAGGCAAGGATCGCCTTTGCGGTTGGTAGACCATAGGTGTGCATTCCGAGTATCTTCCACCACCGAGCCGCGATTCGTGCAGGTGAATTGAAAACATTGTAAACCCGATCAATTGGCCCGTTTGATTCAGCAATAAAGTTTGAACCGTAGCTGACCGTTCCGGGTGCATACGTTTTCGGGCCTGTTTCATTCGGTAAATCATATCCCGATCCTTCAACTTCGGACACCGTTACTTCGTACCTGTTGATCCAGATAATAAACAAATCATAATCGTTCGGCCTGTCAGAGGAGCCTGAATCGTCCCGTAAGAACTGTAACCGTCTGTAAAACTCAATTGCATAACCCGATCCAATGATGTCGGATAATAAATCGAGACTAACAGATGAATTATCGGCCCTTGCTTTATTAGCAATAAAGTAGTTCCTGTCTGCATTGATTTCAGTAAATGCTGAAATGGCAATGTTCTTAAACTTGTCTGAATAACCAAGTCTTATATTATTCACCAGTTTATCAGACATTGCACTCTGCATGATCTGACCGACCTTCAGGAATGATTGAATGACTGTGTTGGTGTTAAAGAAGTAATCAGCCTTTTCAACTCTGAGCTTCCAAGACCCGTAAACGTCCTGCTCAAACTGCCAACCTAAACAGAATATCCGGTTCAGTCCACCAAATAGCTTTTCAAAGGATGTTTTTATTGCTGATGTCTGGCCTGATTCATCTTCGGCTATGCAACCATTTATTGCGACTGTGACCGCATCGGCATTACGGATATAGAGACCTGTTGTGATGAAGTGATTCCAAAAACAACCCGTATCTTCCTCAAATGTATCAGAGATCAAGCCATCAGGATCGCCAGTCAAAATGTAAATTGATCTTTTTAGGGCATTATATATTTTTAAGCCTAATGTCGTAGAAGCAAAGGTTTGACTATTCTTTTCTGTAATTGATATAAAGTTATCAGCACTTAACCAAGTAGCAATATAACTTACATTCGGACTACTTACTGATCCAACCATGTAAATATGAAACCTTTGGCCTGCCTGCAAAACAAAACCATAATCAGCAAATTGGTATTGCAAAACACCTGTTGCCCCTGTTGCCAAAATAATCAAATCCAATTCAAGAACATCGGCAAATGTTCCATCAGAATTATAGATTGCAGTAAATACTTGATATGTTGCAGGTTGACCAGTATTGACAATAGTGACCTTTACTTGTCCACATGGAATATTGAATGTCCTATCAAAATCTGAATTATTAACCAAATAAACATTGGTTGTCAAATATGTAAAACCTTGTGCTGAAAATCCAGATCCAAAATTACCTAAAAAGTCATTCGACAAAAGGTAAAAAGGCCATACAACCCGACTCTCATCATCATTTGTAAAATTCTCTTGTGTGTCTGTTAAGGTCTTCCAATTAGCTATCAGAAACAACTCTTGACAATGGGTCACAATGGTATCCAGAACAACCGGAGTGATTGCGTTTTCATCCAAGTCCTTTGCGGACAACAAATCAATCTCTACGTTTTGCCGGGCAAGAAACTGCTCACGGAAATTATCTTCAATAATTCCAACGGTCACTTCAAATCCATTGGTATCACATACGTTCTTTTCGGAGTAAATTGATAGATTCAGGAACCCCACAAAGGCATACGCTGAACCGTTCACATTGACATCCGATTGAATCAGGATAGCTATTTCGGCATTGATGTAATTGACATCATATTCAGCCTTTATCAGCTTTGCGGCCTTTCCGGTAAAGGTCAGTTCAGTTGAGAATGGCGAATCAATCCCGTAAGAAGGTAGCCGTTTGGCCGTGAATTCGATTGCATCGAACCCGATTGGTTCAGCAACCTGAATATTGTTTAAGTAAAACTTCCATCCTGCCATGTGACAAAGGTAAATAAAAAAAGGGCCGAAGCCCTTAAGTTGATTTTGTCATTTCTCGAATGTGTCGTTTGATTACGTCAATTTCCGAAATCACTTTTATTAATTCTTTACCCTTTTCGTTCCCAATCAAAACCCCGTTAGGATTCATTCTCCTAACTCTTTCGTAAAACTTGGGATTTTTTATCTTTTCTTCAAGATTGTCAACCCGATCTCTGATTTCATAAAATCTATCAGAATAGTGCTTTTGACAGTTTTGATATCCTTCAATTCTTGCCAAATCTTTTTCTTCCTCAACTTTATCTTTTATCCTTTTTATTTCAATTGATTCAGGATATTTTTCTTCTGAACTAAGGTCTGGCTTTACTATTTCTACTTTTACACAAAATGGATTTATTGCCCCTTTGCACTCCTCGACAAAAAGATCAAATTCATAAAAGTTTCTCGTTTTTACAATTGTACTCCCATTTATAGAATGGTGCTTTTGTATTAAATTTCTTTCTTCAATCGTATATTGTTTTGGTTTAAAGTCCGGATTGAATATGTCTGCAAAACTTGCATTAATCAATTCCGAAATCTTTTTAGAGTAAAAGTCCGCAACTATTCCATACTGAATTTTTCCAAAGGAGTACCCTCTCATCGAGAGGGATACTTCTATGTCATCAAAGCCAATTCTTCTGGCTTCATTACAAAATACCAAAGCGTCAATTAGCATTCCATGAAAGTGATTTTGCCATCAGCCTTTGTCATGGTGTAATACTCCATTTGGGCCTTAACAGTTGAAACAATCTTTCCGGCAAGGTTGCTACTTTCTTTGGCTTCCTTTGTGCCAATTTCACCGTCTTTCAGTTGGTTATAGGTTTCCAAAAGTGAATCCCGTAATTGAACCATGTTTTTGATTTCCGTTTTCTTTGCCATTTTCTGGTTTGTTTTAATTTGCAACAAAAGTAAACAAGAGAATTAAATTAGCAAACTATTTTGCAACAAAAAACCCGACCTTATGAGCCGGGCTTTTTGAAAACAAGCGAAAAAACAAAAAAGATGGATAAAAAACCTATATCGCAAAGTAGCAACAAAAAGAATTAATTACCAAAACGATTGTTTAGGATTCTGGTTTCTCTGGATTTGGTTTGAATCTTCTTAGTAAACCCTCGTTCATCCATCGTCAGAGATGTGATTGGCAGCTTTGACAAGGTGTTTTCAATGCTGATTAGTCTTTCTACCAATTGCCCTGTTCCAGACTCACCACGCCCCTGATTCATCAGCTTTGAACCCATGAACCGTTCGGATTTGATGACCTCGTGATGTGGGATTACTTGTGATCCTTTCGGCAGGTCAACCAAGGTAGCTACACCAGGGGTTTCGTAAACGGCTCCCGATGTGGTCACAACCCACTCTTTACCGATCTCACCGACAATGGCCTTTCCTCCTTTGAACGGCTTACCTTTCGTTCCTTCTTTGAATTCAGGAACGGGTTGGGCTGCGATGAATGCGATTTGTGCGGCTGCGGTAGCAAGTCCGGCAATGGCTAATGGTGCAAGGAATCCAGACACGAAGTATTCTGCGATGATTGGTGCAGTCTTGAAGACTACTTGTGCAATTGCTGCGGCTCTTTGGGCTTCAAACTCCTTTGTCCGTAGTTCCTTTTCTTCCTGTTTCCTTTTTTCGTTGATCTCCATTACCTTCTGCTCATTGTCACCTGCCAGACGGAGTTCAGCATCGTACCTTTTGTTTAATGCCGTCAATTCGTTCTGGGTCTGTTGTTGCATCAGGTTCATGAACCCATCCAAAACGGCAGAAGCTACCTGAGATGCAGCCTGCACCTTTTCGACATCCTTCTTTTTTTGGTCTTCCTCATCTTTTTTACGTAGGTCTTTTAGTTCCTTGTAAAGTTTAGCATTATCAGCAAGAATCTTAGCGTTGGCATCCAAGGCTGATTCAACCCCATTGTTGGCGGCTTCATCATTGGATTTTATGATTTCATTATTTGCAGCTATTTCATTTAGAATAAGTTTTTCTTTCCGTTGCGAATCGGACAAGACTTCGGATTCAATTGTAGCCTCTTGAATCATCTTATTGCGTTCAATGGCCTTTAGTTTAGCGTCATAGATGGCCTGTTGTGTTTCATCCTCCCCTTTGACACGGGCTTCACGATCTCTGATTCCTGCATCAATGTATTCCTGTGTGATCTCAACATTTTGAGTTTTAAGAATTTCAGGAAGAAGTTTTGCCTTGTCTTTAGCTTGCTGAACTCCCAATTTTGCAGAGTTCTCTGAAATCTTTAAGAGTTTCACATTCGTTGCAAATTCCAACTCCATCATGGCTATTTTCTGACCATCAGCCCCGACCGTTTGTTTAATCTTTTCAGCCGTGATTTGCTTTTCAAGTTCGAGTTGATCGACCTCAGCATTGTATTTTTCTTGATTCATTTTTGCCATTTTTTCAGCATTTGCTTTGGCCTCTTTATCGGCCTTTTCTTTTGCTTTTTGTTTGGCATCTTCCAAGGCTTTTTGCTTGGCTACATAGGCTGAATAGATTGCTTCTGTTTTTGTAGTTGCATCTCCTCGTTTTTTTATTTGCTCAGTTGTTGCGGCGATTTCACCGTTGTAATTAGCAATTTCAATATTTAGTTGCTTTACATCTTTTACGGCTTGTGGATTACTTTGAACTTCACCAAAAAAACCCGTAGTGCCTTCCTTAACCTTTTGTTGTGCCTTTTTCAATTCATCTTGTGCGGCCTTTAATTTTGCTTGCCTTGATTTTAAAAACTTATCCAATTCCTCATCAGTATAATTTAAAACCATGTCATTGAAGTACTTGTAGGACTCTAATTCAACGCTTGCGTATAGTTCCGAAGATGTTTTGCCTCCTGCAAATATCCTGTTAATATCATCCATAAATTGGGATGTTGTATTAAGTGCCTCGGTCAGAATTGGACCTAAAAGCGTTCCTATTTTATTTAAAAAGCTATCCCATGCATCCCCTAGGTTGTTTACCTTTCCTCCAAGTGTATCTGATACTGCGGCTGCAGCCCCTGCCACACCGTTGTAATCGCCAAGGCCAACCAAATATTCACGAATAGCAGCATTATTGTTTTGAACTTGGGTTTCTACTCCCTTAAAAGTGAATATTACCTGATCACCTGCTTTTTGCGCCCTTACACCAAACTCTTTAAGTCGTTCAAACTCCCCAACCTGGGCATCAATGATCGCCTCCGCTAGTTGGTCAAATGACTTGCCGGTTGATGATGCCAAATCGCCCAACTTACGCATCTGGTCAATTGTTGGAGTGAATCCCTGATTAGCCAGTTTGACAAAAGATTCAGTTAATTCACTTACGGCAAATGGTGTAGTCTTTGCAAACTCCTTAATATTTTCAAGGGCCACAGATGCAGCCGCACCACTTCCTAATGTGTTTTTTAATACGGCTGATAGCTTTTGAAATTCAGCAGTTACATTGAATACTTGCTTACCAAATGCCATTACAGATGCAACAGAAAACGCTCCTGCCATAAGTGGGCCTAGCTTACTTGCCATGCCCCCGACATTATTCAATCCACCTGCAACTTTGTCCGTTGAATTCTTACCTTCTTTTCCAGTTTTTTGGAGTTCGTCATTAAGTTTTTGGGCATTTGTGATTGCATCCTTTTCTGCCTGAGTTAATTTATCGAAACCATCTTTGGCTTTCTTGACATCACCCTCCTTGATGATGTATTCGACAACAATCTGATTGGTACTTAAGGTACTCATTTTTTCGCATTGGATTTGTCAGCTTTCAGTGATGCTACCCAATGCGAGTACATCAGATAGTAAGTATAGAGGGGTTGTTCGACCAATTGAGAAAGGTCTGTTCCCATTCCTTTTGCAAAGCTAAGATTTTCACCGAATCTTCGTTTGAAGTCTCGGAGGCAAGTAATGTAATATGATGCTCTAACATCTTTAAATTCATCAGAGTTTCCCCCGTTAAATAGGTGTTCAAACTCCTCTGTAATTCGTCTCCAGTAGTCAGATATTGATTTTCCGGAAGACTCAAAAAAAAAGTGGGAACATCGGCATATTTAGCCCAATGTTCAATCTTGGTCTTGTTATAATCGTGCTGATAACTGAACGGATTTTCGATCTCGTCAAAGTATTTGACCGTTGCCAGTTTGATTTGAATCTGGACAGAGATAGCCAGTTCTTTGCGTTCCTTCAGTCTGGCGTTCAATATGCCGATCTCAATCAGTTTCTTGTTGGTCTTGATTTTCTCAGATTCCAGAACGGCATCAACGGCCTTGCAATGGCTATCCAG